CGCGGAGATCGTGCTGAAAGATTGAAAGGAGCATACATATGGACTACACACAGATCATCTCGGCAGTAATCGCGCTCATCAGCGCGCTCGTTTCGGCATTTTTGATCCCGTGGATCAAAACCAAGATCGACGCTGATAAGCTGCAAACGCTTCGCACTTACGTTGAGATCGGCGTAAAGGCGGCGGAGCAGCTGTACACCGCGACGGACGGCGCGGCGAAAAAGGCGTATGTTGTGAACTTCCTCGCCGAGAAGGGCATTCAATTCGATGTGGAAACGATCGATAAGCTGATCGAGGCAGCCGTGCTGCAGCTGCACCACGAGCTGTACGGGAGTGAGCGGGTATGAGCATCAAGATCGGACAGGCCAGCCTCGGCGAGACCGGCGGCTGGAATCAGAAGCCCGGCAACCAGACCGGGCGGGAGCTCAATATCTCGTACTGGTACAATGGCCACTGGCTTGGCCTGCTGCGCTACAAAGACCCGAGAAAGGCCGAGAGAGCCGCCCAGACGTGCGAGGCGGCGATTAAAAACCGGAATATCGGCTACGATATGTCCGACCGGAACACAGCATATGAAGCCGCTAGAGCCGTGAACTGGGACGTGAGCAAGATCACAAAACCGGTCGAGACGGATTGTTCGGGGCTCCAGACGCTCTGCGCGGTAGCTGCCGGGTGCAAGGGCGTAGAAGAGCTCTACAGAAAGCAGGGCAACAGCTGCACAACCTACTGTATGCTCAACGATTGGCCGAAGACCGGCGATTTTGAGCTCCTGCACGGCGAGTACCTAACTTCGGACGCAAGGCTGCTGCGCGGCGACGTGCTGGTTTCCAGCGGCCACACGGTCATGGTGCTCGAGGACGGAAAACTTGGAGAGGAGGAACGCGAAGTGGTAGAAAAAAGTAAGATCATCGTCGACGGCAAGGAAGTCGCCGTAGACAGAATCCTGAAGGACGGCACAAACTACGTCAAGGTGCGCGACCTCGCTGCCGCCCTTGATCTGGAAGTATCCAACAAGGGCAATATTGCCGTGCTGAATCACAAGTAAGCCGTCCGCCGCGCCTTCCCGGAAGGAGGGAAGCCATTGGCGAGCGCCAGAGTCCACATCCCAGAGGATCTATCCGGTTTGCTGCAAAGCGAGTGGGAGCGCGTCATACGCGAGGCCGGATACAGCCGGGAGGACGCCGAGATCGTGCGCCGCTACATCGTGGGCAAAGCGCCCCAGATCGACGTGGCCGTCGAGCTGTGCATGGAGCGAAGCACACTGTCAAGGCGGCTGCCCGGAATTTACACAAGGGCGCGGCAGACAGCACGAAAACTGCA